GGTTTAAACAAACATTTCAAATCTAGTTTATTAAATAACTCTGATGAAGAAATTCCAGAGGGGCATTATGCTGATGATAATATGAAGTCAACTGTTGTTCCTTTTAGAAATGGAATAATGTTAGCAGTAGCTGTTGGTTATGCTGAAAGCATTGGTGCAACAAAAGTTATGATAGGAAGTCATAAGGGGGACCATAACATTTATCCTGATTGCCGAAAAGAATTCACTGAAGCGATGAGTGAAGCTGCATGGCTTGGAACTTATAATGAAATAACAATTAAATCTCCATTTAATAATATAATGAAATGGGATATTGTAAAGAAGGGACTTGCATTAAAGGTGCCGTATGAAGCAACTTGGTCATGCTATAAAGGAAAAGAAAGACCTTGTTTAAAATGTGGTACTTGTATTGAAAGAACAGAAGCATTTTATAAAAACAAAATTAAAGACCCTTTATTAACAAATCAAGAATGGGAAGAAGCAGTAAAAATATTAAATAATATACAAAAATAAAAAGTTGATTTATATGGAAGGAGTAATAATTAATAAACAAACCTTTTTTGATGAAGGTAAAATACAATATGTTACTTTTTCCATACAACCAACTAAAAAAATAATTGTTCCTTGTGGTTCAATAATTACATATAAAACAAAAATTTTTTCGATTAATCAAAATAAAGATGATGGAACATTAGAATTATGTGTAAAAACAAGAACGCCAGAAGGAGCAAGTTGTTCGTTATGTAATTTAGATTTAGGAAATAAAATACAATTTACAACACCAAAACAATATTTTAAGGTAGATTTAAAACATCCTTATTATTATTTATTTTGTATTGGTTCAGGAATAATAACAATGAAATCAATTATAGAAGAATTAATTAGAAATGAAAAAAAGGTTGTTTTATACTATGGAGTTAAGAAAGAATGTCTTGCTCCTTTTGAAATTGAATTAAAACAATTAAAAAAGAAAATTAAAAAATGTAAAACGAATGGACGACTTTCTATTAGAGTTGTTCATTCAAGAGAAAAAGAAAAAAAACATGTTCAAGATAAATTTAAAAAATTAAAACATACTTTTGGTGTTGGATATATTTGCGGAACAAAAAAGTTTTGTGATGAAATAAAAGAAATTTGTGAAAAAAAATCAATTAACATTATAAATATTTTTAATAATGAATAATATATGGAGGAATTAATATGGAACAAGATGGTAGAAATGAAAAAGAATTGAAAGGTGTAAGTTTACTTGGAAATCAAAAAACACAATATGAATTAAATAAAGTTAAACCTGAAGTATTAGAAACATTTAAAAATAAACATCAAGAAAATAATTATTTAGTATCATGGAAGTGTCCTGAATTTACATCATTATGTCCAAAAACAAATCAACCAGATTTTGCTACAATATCTATTCTGTATGTTCCTAGAATAAATATGGTTGAATCTAAATCATTAAAATTATATTTATTCAGTTATAGAAATCATGGAGATTTTCATGAGGATTGTGTTAATTTAATTATGAAAGATTTAATTAAATTAATGGACCCAAAATGGATTAGAGTTGTTGGTGATTTTACTCCACGAGGTGGAATTAGTATTAATCCAGTTGTTGAATATTGTGCAAAAGATTATAACACTCCAATACATTATTCAACAATTAAACCATTGCACCAGAGGCATTTGTAGTTGATTTAAATGAGCGATTACCCTGAAAATAAACTGATATATTTGCCAGCAGTAATGCCAGCAAAAGCACTATATAACACAAGTATTCATAAGAAAAAACCACACTTTTGGAATAAAGAAAGTATCTGGAATTATGATTATATGTTGGTTTCTGCATTTTTTGGTATTGAACAAAAGATAACTAATATTAGAGAATATTTAGAAATTAGTGATGATGTTCATATTAAATTAGATTCAGGTGGATACCAATGTGTAACTCAAGGAAAAGAATTTTCTCCACAAAAAGTAATTAATTGGCAAATGAATTCAGGAGGAGATTCAGGTTTAATACTTGATAGACCTCCTTACAATTTTGGTGGCGGGGCACAGTTCACTGGTTCTCCAACAACAGAGTTTTTTAGTAAGTCATTAGAAACAACTTATAACAATGCTAAAGTTGCATTAGAAATAAATAATAAACCAGACTTACAAGAGGGAGAAAAAAAGATTGACTTATATGGAGTCATACAAGGTGAAAGTTGGGAACAAGCATTAGAATGGTATGAAAAAATTCATTCATTAGAACAAAATGGTTTTGAATTTCAAGCATGGGCATTATCACCTAAACCATCAGACAATATTTATAAAATTGCAATGTATGGAATCCTAGCAATGGAAATGAAGATTAATAAACCACTTCATTTTTTACAAATTAGTGGAAAAAAGAGTATTATTATTGCAGCATATATTCAATATTTATTAGGACAAACAATTACTATTGATTCTTCAACATTTAAAGTTGGAAGTAGATATGGTGCAATGATGATTGATTATACAACTCCATTAGATTTAATTAAAGTTGGTCGAGAAATGAATAAAGAAAATAAAGGTAATGGTTGGCTTTGTAATTGTAGTGTTTGTCAAGAATTAAATATTGGAAATGAAAATTGGCATGATGAATTTTTGAGATATATTGACATACATAATTTAAAACAAATTGATTGTTTTGTAAAATATTGTTCATATATTGTTCATCATAAAGATTTATTTATTGAATTAATTAATCGTAGTGCTCCTAGTTGTTTAGAAATAATAAAAATTTTTGATTATTATAAAGAATATGGATTAGAACAAACAATGCAAACATATAAATTTTTATTTAATAAAAAAGTAATTAATAATAATTATCAACAAAGTGTATTTGATTTTTAGGAGATGTATATATGAAAACTTTGATTTACGACCTGGAAACAATGACTCCAGAATTATCACCTAATCCTGAAAAAGATAAAGTTCGTGTTATAGGTTTTTGGTCTTCATTAGATAATAAATCTTATGTAAAGTTAGATTCTGAATTCAAAACAAAAAAAGATTTTTTAAATTATATTAGAAGTGTTTTTAAGGCCCATGATTTAGTTGTTGGTTTTAATAATTGTTCAAATAAAAAAGGTCGGATACCATATGATAATGCAGTACTTTATTATAATGGAATGGAAGACATTGTAGAAAAAACAAGATATAACGATTTTAATCTTAAAGGAAAAACAAATTTTGATATGCAAGATTTTTTTGAAAAATGGGAAGGAAGTATATCTCTGAAAGAAGGTTTATTAATTCAATTATTAATGAGACATAGTTTAGATTTTATTACAAAACTTCTTGGTCTTGTTACAGAAGAAGATGGAAAGATAAAAGGTTTTGATTATTCTGTTTTGAATAAACCTGAATGGACTGAAGAAGAAAAACAATATATAATTGATTATACAATGCGAGATATTGAAATTACAAAAAAATTATTTGATTGGATAGAAACATTTTTTGGAGGATTGAAAGATTTCTTAAAAGATAAAGATGTTAAATCAAAAAATTATTTAAAATTAGCTCCTTCTACTTTTACTTATAAGAGTATTTGTAAAGCATTAAATGTTGAAGAAAAATATGCAGATAAAAAACATCATACAACTTATGGTGGTGGATATGTTGCGTATCCTGCTGGAGAAGCTTTTGAAGGGGAAGTATATTGTTTGGATTTTAATTCATGGTATCCTTCTATAATGCACCAATGTAATATTTATTCTCCTTCCGAAAAAGGGTGGCATGGAAATAAAATATTCCAACCGGAAGGAACGTATAATAATAAGGAACAAGGAAAGGTTGAAAAATTGTTGAAAAAATGGTATGAACAAAGACTTGTTTACAAAGCGAATAAAGACCCAAGACAATATTCAATTAAAATTATCATTAATACAATTTATGGTTTACTTGGAAATGAATCATTTAAATTACTTGCAAACTCAGTAGGTGCTGGTGATGTTACACGAATTGGAAGACAAGGAATAAAATTAGCACGAAAAAGATTTAGGGAAGCAGGATATGAAGTTATTTATACTGATACAGATAGTGTGTACATAAAAGACCCATTTTACGATAAAAATAAAATGTTGAAAATAAAAAATGCATTGATAAAAGAAATTAAAGATAATATGCCGTTCCCGTACGAAAAATTTGATATGGGAATAGATGCAGAAATATCTCATATGTGGTTTTTCAAAGGTGGCGGAGATAAAATAACTGACGATGAAATGGATGAACAAGATTTTATTGATAAACCAAAAGGTTTCATGAAAAAAAATTATATTTATTTAACAAAGGATGGGCATGTTGAAGTAAAAAATCTTGGAGTTAGAAAAAAATCAACTTCCGCTATTACAAGAAAAATATTTTGGGATTATTTAGTTCCAAAAATTGTTGAAGAGAAGAAAGTTAAATTTCCAGAAAAATATTTCACAGAATTAATTGACAAATTATTAAGTGAAGATATTAATTTAGCAATGGTTCGATGGCAGGTTAGACCTATGGAAACATACAAAAATACTGGTCAATTACAAGCACAAATATCTTTAAGATATGGACCAGGAATACATTTTTTAATTAAAAATAAAAGATATGGAGCTGGGAAAGGTGTAAAATATTGTTCATTAAGAGAATTTAAAAAAAATAAATTTACAATAAATGATATTGATTTAAGTGGAGTTTGGAATGAATTAAATTATTTTATTGATGGAGGAAATAATTCAAGTAATTCATTAAATCAATGGTTTAAGTAAATATATTTATATATATTTTTTAGTTTAATACACATAGAGGGTGATGATATAGGATTAATTTATACAAATCAAAAAAATCAAACATATTTTTTACATAGAAAAGACACACAAGGAAAATTATTTTTCTTTTGTAAAGAAATTAAAGAACAATTTATTCATTGTGATATACCTGAAGGTTGTGAAGTAATCGAAAATAATAGAACTGGATTTCCAATGATAAGGAGGAAAAAATAATGTTTCTATCATCCTGGAAAAATTCTATAATAGATTTTTCTACAGAAAATTCTCTTGTTGTATTAGATTTAGATGCATGGAAAAGAATAATTAAATATTTTAAAACACGAAAAATGAAAAATATAGGATTAAAAGGTTATCGAGAAGATATACAAGATATTTGTATTGAATTAGAAAATAAAGATATTGATTTTTATTTTATTGGTTTTCCTAATACAAATTTAATTAATTTATCAAAACAATTTAAAAAAGATATTTATTATGAATTATCTTTTTCTGACTTAAATTCTGATTTTCTTAAAAAAACAACTTTATATAAAGAAAATGTTATATTAGTTATTGAATTAACAAAAGAAGATTTAATAAATACTCCATCAGAAATTATTACAATATTGAAACAAAACATTGTAGGGTTTAAAGGACTTATAATTAGATTATCAAATTATTGCGATATTTGTACTTCTTATTTTTGGAAAAATAGACGTCCTGTTATTTCTGGTATTGGATTTTCAATAAATCAAAGAGAAAAGTTAAGACAATTATCTAGTCTTTTTAAAAAAAATATAAAAGAATTAAAAATAAAAAATAGTAAAATTTATTTGAGTAATATACCTGATTTTGGAATAACACAAAATTGGAATTGTAAACATTTTGATAATCCAACAATTCATTGTGATGGTGGAATTAGTCCATGTCGTCAAAGAAATTTTATAAATCCTTTTTCTATATATTCATTAATTGATGGTGATGAAAAAAAATTATTAAAAATTTCAATTGAAACATCTAAATGTTGTGAAGGTTGTTTTCAAGTAGAAAAAATTGATGGAGAGTGTTTTAATGGTTAATTTTAGATTGTCAGCTTCAGCTGTTGGTGCATATGATTGGTGCCCAAAAAAGTTTAAGTTGCAATATATAGATAAAGAAAAATCAAATGTGGAAATTCCGCATTTGATTAAAGGAAGAGAAATTCACGCATTTTTTGAAGATTATTATAATTCTTTAGATAAGTATGATACAATTACAGAAAAAACAATTGAGGAACATGCGCCAACTGTATCAGAAGAAAAATATTTAAAGTATAAAGAACATATTGATAATTTTGTTGATTTCAATAAAAATATTTTTATAAGTTTAGAAGATGGAAAAAAGATTCATTTTAAACCTATTGCTGTTGAAGAAAAACTTTATGACGAAAATCTAAATTTAGTTGGTGTTATTGATGCTGTTTATACAGATGGAACTAATGTTCTTGTGTTAGATTATAAAACAGGAAAAGCAAGTACTTCAATTGCACAATATAGAAATCCACAATTAGCAGGATACAAACATTTATGGGATATGTTTAACCCTGAAATGAAAGCAACACATTGGGGTATATTTTTTAGTGGACAAAAAGCAACAAACAAAAATCCATTAATTGAAAAAGTTAATGATAAATATATGATTGCAATGTATGAAAAATTGGAAAAAACAAGACAGCTTATTGAAAAAGAAATTTTTCCAGAAACAAAAAATACTTGGGCGTGCCAACATTGTGAATTGTTTGCAAAATGTAAGGGATTATTATGTTAATAGATTTAATGTACAACAGGTTTCCACGGCAAGTTGGAACTCCTCGTAGAAAAACTTTTGATTCGATGAATAGCATGTTAGATTTCATTAATAAAAACAATGGATATAATAGAGTATTTGTGAGTGTATATAATTATACAAGTGATGAAATAATTGACCAAGAAAAATTAATGGTTGACAAAGCATTCTTTGATTTGGATTCTGAAAATTGTTTGAATAATACAATCAATATGCACAAATGGTTAATGATGAAAAAATATAAACATATCATGCTCTTAAGTGGAAAAGGATTTCATGTTTATGTTTTCACAAAGAACTTTGAGAACTTGAAAAATAAGAAAGATGCTTTGTATAACATGCAGCATCATATTGCAAAAGAAATTAGATTGACTATTGGCCCATGTGAGACAAGTGATATTGATGAGCATATTGTCGGAGATATTGCAAGGATTGCTACACTTTGTGGAACCTGGAATACAAAGAGAAATAAATATTGCATTTGTGTTTCGGAAGAAATGTTGAATGAAGGTTATGATTTTATTTCTAAACTTGCTGATACTCAAGATACACATTACAAATTTTATGGAGAAGAATTGTTTGATATTAGTAAGTTTGATACAAACAGACCAAAAATACAAGCTCATTTTGAAAATGAAGAAGTAAAAATGAAAATTAACAAAGATAAGTTCTTACAAAAGATGCCGCCTTGTGTAGCTAATTGGTTGTTACTTCCACACTTAGGTTATAAAAGAAGAGGTTATTTAATTTGTTATCTAAGAGACAAAGGGTATTTGATGAGTGAAGTAAATCAGATATTAAAACAATATCTTGAAGCTGGAGAGTACATACATTGTACTACAAGAAGGTTCGCTCCTGGTCATGGGCAACCTGGAGAAGAACAATTACAGTATTTTTATAAGGACTATGTTATGGATAGAACATCATTCCCTGGGTGTGACAAACTAAAACAATTAGGAGAGTGCCCAGCCGACAATGAGTGTAAAATGGGAGAAATTTACGCCTAATTGGGTTAGGTTTTATAGGTAAAAGAGGTGGAAAGAATGATTGAAGTAGATAGTAGAGAACCAATAAAAGTAGTAAACAAGCTAAGAAAGCTAACAGAGGATTTAAAAGTTAAAACACTTCCTTGTGGGGATTACTTTGTAAAAGAAAAAGGATTAATGGTTGAACGAAAATCAATTATGGATTTCGTGAGTAGTTACTGTACGGGCCATATTCAAGAACAATTAGAGAATATGGAACAAAACTTTGATTTATATTTTGTTTACATCAGCGGAAAATATGATTATCTTTCATTTAAGAATTCTCATTACAAACATTTAAATGAGCAAAGTATTTCAAAAATGAAGAACCACCTTTTACTTTCTTTTCCAGGATTAAGAATTGTTGAATTTACAAATGATAACCAATTAATGAAAGGTTTGATGGATTTATCTACTTATGATAGAACTGCAAGACAAAAAGAAATTATTCGTAGAGAACAAACACATCAAGATATTTTTGTTTCTATACTTACTTGCTTTAGAGGAATTAGTTTGAGAAAAGCTCGTGCTATTGTTATCAAATATTTAGATATTCATTCATTAATGGCATCGTTAGAAGAATGCGAAGGTAAAGAAAATTTTGGTATTATAGAATTGAACAAAACAGATTTCAAAAGGTTGAAAGAATTCTATCAAAAAAATCTACCATAACCTTTATAAATATTTTTATTTATAATATATGCATGGATGGTGATTTAAAATAAATATTAGAGAATTAATTGAAAAAAGTTTGATTGAAATAATTGAGGAAATTCAATCTACAAAAGAATTGATTATAAAAAATAAATACGAAAAATTAGAGAATGAATATGCTCAATCATTATATGAAAAAAAGTTGATGGGAAATATTGCCAATGTGGTTGGTAAAGATAATAAACCAATATTTGGTAATGAATCCAAAAGACAAATAGAATTTTTGAATCAAACTCAAACAGATATAGATTATCAATCATTAAAAGAATATAATAAAAAATTGAGTAAAGAAAAAGATAAAATGTATTCTAAACTTGAAATTTTAGAAAAGGTATTTGATGCAAAAAAATTAGAGATGGAGTTAAGAAAATGATTGATAACTTAATTAAAGGAAAGAAAGCAAAACAAGTAGAATTTTTGAATTCTTTAACTGAGAATTGGAGAAGGTGGTTAAATGAAGTTAAGTAATAATACAATTCCTCAGGCGAGGAATCATCAGTGTGATAAGTGTAAAATAATTTTCTGTCATAAGGATATGTTTAACTCTAAAATATGTTACCATTGTTACGATAAAGAAATGAAGAAGGTGGTTTGAGTGGTTAGAATAGAGTTTGAAGGTAAAGAATATGAAAGTAAAGAAGTGCCTATGAGTTTTGGAGAATTTACCAAATATAATGGGCATGATAAGTTTATTCATTTAACTCCAATAGAAGAAAAGTGTGTATATGTTCCTGAAAACATAAAAATAGAAAACTTTGGAGGAACTCTTTATTTACAATTTGGAAAAAATCAATCACTTTATTGTAATCCAAGTGAAGATTTTTATTGTGTTGCAAACAAAAGTGATACGTTTGTTATTCCGTGTTGTTTGGTTCCTTGTGAACAAAGTGATTTGAAGAATGGCGACATATTTTGTGGAAGCTATTATGACAAACCAAATTTTTCTGAATTAATGGAGTATAATATTTATATCGGGAATGATTCATTTGCTTATATTGAAAATAATAAAAATGTAATAAAATGTTATGACATACACTATTCTAATTTGTGGCGGGTTGTTCCTAAAACAAAGGTGGAAGAGATGAATTAAATAAATAAAATTAAATATTTAATACATTAATCAAAATTAAAAAAAAATTAAAAGGATAAGAAAATATGACTATAATAATTGATTATAAAGACGGAGAAATTCAATTAAGTTTTCCTTACAATCCTACTTACATTGATTTAATTAAGAATGTTTGTGAAAATCGTAGATGGAATCCAGAAAAAAGAAAATGGATTGTTGGATTAACAGATTTACAAAATTTGTTGGTTCCTTGTTTGGAAAAAAACAAACTTCCATTTGAATATACTAATATTTATCACGATTCATTTATTAAGAAAGAACCAATCAAAGATTTTGGTCTTAAATATCCTTTATATCCTTACCAAATTGAAGGAGCAAATGCTCTTTATAATAATGATAGATTTGGATTATTTCATGATTGTGGGCTTGGAAAAACAATTATGTGTATTGCTTTAATTAATAAACTTTGGAACCAAAATCCATCACTACAACTTCCTAATAAATTAGTTCCAGGAATTGAATGCTTAATTATTTGTCCTTCATCTCTTAAAAAACAATGGCAAGAAGAAATTACAAAGTTTTCAGATTTAACTTCTATTATTATTCAAGGAACAAAAAAGAAACGACAAAAACTTTGGGAACAAACTTCTGAAATAAAGTTAATTAATTATGAACAATTACGATTTAATAATGAACCATTTGAAAAAAATTGGGATGTTATTATTTTAGATGAATCATCAAGAATAAAAAATGGAATGAGTCAAGTAGCACAAAAAGCTAAACAATTAAAAGGAAAGAAAAAAATTGTTGCAACTGCTACTCCAATAGAAAATGGTGTAAAAGATTTGTTTTCAATCTTCGAATTTCTTAATCCAATGATTTTTGGAAACTGGTGGAAATTTAAAAAAGAATATTTAATTACAGAATTAAAAAATTTTGGTGGCAATACATTTGAACAAATTATAGGAGAAAAAAATGTTGATAATCTTAAGGAAATTATACAACCATATTATATTAGAAGAGAAAAACAAGATGTATTGTTAGATTTACCTAACCTTATTCAAGAAAATATATATATAGAATTAACCACCAATGAAAAAAGGTTATATAGATATATAAAATCTTTAATAAAAGATAAAATATCTAAAATAAAGGATGGTAACATGGAGTTAATTGGTGGAGAATTACAACTCTTGAGAGTAATCTGCAATGGTGAAGTATGTTTAAAGAAAAGTAATACAAAAAATCTTAATATTTTAGCCAAACAAAAAGATATGATAAATAATAGTGGAAAACTTCAAGAAATAAATTTATTAATTAATCAAATATTATCTAATCCTCAAGAAAAAATAATTGTGTTTTCTGATTATACTATTCCTTTATTTGAATTAAAAAATATATTAAATAAGAAAGAAATAAAATGTAATTTATTATATGGTGGAGCTGATAAAGAAAAAGAAATTGAAGAATTTAAAACAACTAATAGTCGTGTATTACTTTGTCAAACAAAAACTGGTGGATATGGGTTAAACTTGATTGAGGCGTCAAATGTTATTTTTGTCAATGAACCATGGAATCCATCTGTAAAAAATCAAGCAATTAGTCGTGCTCATCGTAATGGTCAAACAAAAACTGTTTTTGTTTATAATTTTATTACAAAAAATTCTATTGAAGAGCACGTTCATGAAGTTTTAGATAAAAAACAAGAAGTTAGTGAATCAATTATAATTAAAAATATATTTAAGTATATTTAATATAAGGAGATGATTAAATGGTAGAAGAAAGAGATAAAATATTTGTTATTAATATTTATAACAAAAATTTAAATGAAGTAATAACAGAAGAATTAATTGTTACAGGAAACGAAATACTTTCTAAAACAAGAAATCAATTGAGAAATATTTTAAAAACAAGAATTAATGAAACAATTGTAAGAATGACGAAAAATGAAAGATTAAATAAAATGTTAGGATTATAAGGAGGTATTATAATGCAATGTATAATAAAAAAAATGGATATTCGAGATGATGGAACAATTGCTCAAGATGCAATAAATGAAATTTTAAAATCTATACCAGGAGAAATAATTAGTCAAAATCAAACAATAGATCCAAGTGGAAAAATGATTTATGTTGTTTGGTATAAAGAAGGTAAAAAGAAATTTAAGGAGTGATAAAATCACTCCCTTTTTTTATTAATATTAGTCCGACCCCCACCACCTATTTTTCAGATTGATTATATCAATCCTACGAAGAATTCAACTGCTACTGCAACTACTGCAAATGCTCCACCTGCAAGTACTACAACTGCTCCAGATTCAACGATTTCTTTTACTGTGTCAACTGCTGCCATATTTTCACCCCCATATAATTACCATTACCATTATTAGTAAGATTAAAAAAAAGACTAAAATTTATTTTTAGAGTCCTCCGGATAGAATTTTTGCTTAAAAAACAAAAAAGAGACATAAAATCATGCTCCTAAAGATATAAAATTGTAGTTAGTTAAGTACCTCAGTAGTGTAATAATCTACCAAATCTAATACTGTTTTTGAAATAATTAAAGCTAATCCTGTTTCTACATATCCATTTGTAACAAGATATCCAGATGCACCAAAACCTAATGCAATTATTGTTTTAATAAATTCTTTATTTCCTTTCAAAAATGTTATTATATTCCACCCTTGAAAAGTAAATTTTGGACTTATGTTTAAACTCATTTAACCATCTCCTTATCATTAATTATTGACTTTTCTGTTTATAAATATAATTATTCACCAAAAACCTAAAGATTTGGTTCCGAGAGCAATTGTAAGTATTATTGATAAAAATGATAAACCATAAATACTTCCTCTTGCAAATATAATATTATTTTCAGTATCATTTATATCTTTCTTTATTTTTTCAATACGAGAATCGCATTTTTCTTGTTTTTTATAAGTTTCTGTTCGATTTTTCTCTATTTCTATCATATTTTTTAATACTTTTCCATTAAGAGTTTTTAAGTGTTCATTTACAGCTTTTAAATCACCACTATTGGATGATGTTACATCAAAAATCTTATCTAATTTATTGTGCAAATCACTTAAATCCATATTATTCATTTCCATATAACCATCTTTTTAACACCACAAATCATCTATTGATTTTTTCTTTTTATTAAATTGTTTTTCATTCTTAACAATAAATTTTTCTTTATCGTCTAAATTTACTCCAGTACCAGTAATTGGTTTAGCAGTAGTATCCCACCAAATTAAATCAGACTTCACTCTAAATTCATGCCAAAAAGAATGAGCTCCCATATCAAGCCAATAAGTAGTTTTTACATTTTTCAAAGGCTTAGATTCCCGAGCTTTAGACAAAGTAGCTTCCCCAATAAACAAATCTTCCATTAAATCATTTCCATTCAACAAACAAGGAAACCCATGCCCATAACTCTGAGCATACAAACCAGTCCCAACAAAAGCATAAGACTCTCTCTTATTCGACACTAACTGCCAATAAGTAAAAGCCGAAACAACAAGCGCAGCCAACGACTCACAATCATCTTTTCTCGTCCCAAAAACAATTATTGAAGGAGTCCAATTCTCACCATGATTCGTACCCCATTGATTTTTATCAAAACAATAACTCGTATTTTTTTGAACCCATGCAAGAATTTTATTAAAAGCACTTAACTCAGAATCACTCGAAACAATATTAGCTTCAGCAATAATAATTCCCCACAAAGGCGTAAGAGTCAAATGAGTATTACTAATCCTTTCATACACCCATTTCTCTTTTAATGCATTATCTTTATCCTTAAAATAAATCATGAACCCAGACTTATAAACATTAGTAGCAACACGAAAAACACTTGGTAATACAGGAACAACCTTATTTTCTTGTAGTTTAGAAACCTTTTTTTCCAAATCACAAATCTTTTGATTTTTATTAATTAATTCAACTTGTGCAACACAATACAAATTTTCAAATCTTGCTATTTCTTCATTGAATCCGAATAGTTTTCCTACCAAATTCTTTAAACCCATAATCATTTCACTTTCATTATATGAACTACACTATAATATGCAGGTAAATTATTGTGTGCATCTCCACTACCTGTTGATGAAGTAGGATAGTTTCCAGTTCCAGCAGTTAAAGTGCTAGTCATATTACCACCCACACCATTTGCTCGTGGTATTGTGTGAGTGTGGGCAGGTATTTCAGCTGTTATTAAAGTATGAGTATCTGCTCCACCAGTTGCTCCAGAAGAAATTGCTCCTCTAAGCATCTTATAAGTTCCAGAATTTAAATTAGGAATAGTTTCACCATTATAAACAGAATCAGCATCACTTAATACTTGTCCATTACATTCAACCCAATTATCTTCTAAAGCAGGAGTTTTATAAATAGTATAAGCTTCACCACTAATAATAATATCAGAATCTAATGATAATGTAGTATCTGAATCAACAGCAGTAACATAAGCAAAAGTATCATCCGTAGTATTATGAACAACATATCCAATTTCAACAGTTGTTTCAAAGTTTTGTCCTGATTGAACCAATTTATTTGCAGTAGTACTATCAGTTGTTCCACTATCAGCAGAAGCAAAAGTTTTCAACCAATTACCAAGAAAACCTATCGGAACATTAACAAAAGTAAAATTTTCATTTACTTCTGGACCATCAGCAGTTGTTCCGTTACTAAAAGTGTTTGGTATAGCCATTCAATCATCTTCTTTAATATTATATAATTTTTTTACTTTTTAAATATATTTTTTTAAAATTCTTGACTATATTCTAATCTTAATTCAATTGTCTTATCTTTTGTTATTGCATCAAATGTTGCTCTACAATACATTGTTCCTGCTGTTGTTAAACTACCTGTAAATAATCCTACTTCTGTTACATCTACTGGTTGTGTATATGGTTGTAATGAAGAATAAAAACCAATAAATGTTACTTTAGTTGCACTATCTTCTGTATATTCTTCAAATGTTTTATATGTGTTTGTAACATCATATAATACTGGTATTTCTAATCCAGTATCTCCAACTACAGGAACAGTAGTTCCAGTTCCAAATGCAAATGATTTAATATAATTTGTTGTATCACTTCCACTTAATTTATCTCTAACAAATGTTTTTCCTGTTGTTATAATTAAATTATTTTTATCTACCAATAATTCATTTGTTTTATTATTAAATATTTTTAAACTTCCTTTCGGCATCAATTTTTCATTAAATTTTTTTGTCTTCATTTTAATCAACTCCTTTTTAATTACTTGGATTAGTTATTAAATTACTTCCATAACTTCCTCTTCTATCTCCCCATTTTGTTGTTCCCCAAGTACCATTAGTTGCTGTTGAATGTCCCCAAATCATACTATCATTAATTGGTTTTGTTTTAGCAGAAAGATTACTTGTAGGGTTATCAATTAATCCTAAATCATCTAAAAATGAAACTAATCTTGCTGCTACTTCTGCAGTTCCTTTTTCTTTTTCTTCTAATGCATTTACTCTTTCAAATAATTCATTTAAGTATCCTTCTATATCTTGTTTTCTTTCTGTTAAAGTAAATTCACTTCTTAATTTTCCACCAATTAATATATGTTTTACTACAACAACTGTAAATGTTTGAATAGTTGTAAAAAATCTTGAATCTGTAACTTGTACTGTTTCTCCAACATCAACAGTTGGTAAAATTTTTGTTTTTGCTTTTCCATTAACTATTGGGTCAGACCATTGTTGTATATATTCTTTTGCTACTACAAGTGCATCTGTTTTTTCTGTTAACTGTGGATTTTCAATTTTTTTTTCTCTTTTTCCATAATTAGAAATACTTGTTGGGTCTTCATTTTTAACAATAATTGGAACAGAATAAGAATAATTTACAACAACAGATGCTCCAATTCCTGGTTCTTTTCCACTTTGAAAACTAATTTTTTTATTAGCTTGGTCAGTTCTATAATCAAAATCACTAGATGCCATTCCTGTTTCATATCCTAATTTTTCTGTTCCATCAACAGTTATATATGTATCTACTGGTTCATATGTTAATGTGAAATCTGCTGTTCCATCACCTACTAATGTTTGTTCCCAAGTGTATACTTGTCTTCCACCATATACAGTAACAGCATTTACTAAATTTGAATCATCATCAAAAAAATCTGCACTAATTAAATTTGTTCCTCTTATAATAGATACTCCACTACTTACTGTCCCCATTATAGCAAAGTTTAAAACTTTATTTACATCAACATAAAAATCGTATTTTGTTGGTCTAATTTGTGCAACTAATTTAATTGCTTCATGTATAGAAATATTTTTAAATTGTATTGTTACATAATAATTTGTAGTAATAACATTTGTAGTTGTAAAATCTGTTGCTCCATGAGGTATTCTTCGAAAATCATCAATCCTAATTTTTTTACTTACTACTCCTGAAGCAATATCTATTTCAAATTGAAACCAATCGATAGCAGTTAATGATGGATATCCTGCACCTGTTGTACTTACAGCCATATCAAATTCTAAATAATTCCATCCATCTGAAAGTGTATTTGTTGCTTTAGTTATAGTATAATAGTTAGATGAATCCTGTCCTAAATGTAATTTTATATTAGTTCCTAAAGAATCGGTATCCTCTACCCATAAATATATACCTAAATAATCAGTTCCAATAAAATTTTCGGGGGAGGCAATGGTTTTTGTTAAGGTTCCATTTCCACTAGAATAATTAGCTTCTACTTCTACACAACCACTTCCAAGTCTTGCATATAAATAACTATCAGAATCACTTCCTGTTTGTAATGTTAAACTACCTAAATCATTTGTTACTGCCCATCCTGTTGTTGCTTCCATATTATCTAATAATACATCATTCATTATATATAAATGCATAAGATTTCTAATTATTACAGAATATTCTCTATCATTATATACTTGAGCAGGAACTTGTATTTGATTTAATTTTGTAGTATAATCTCCACCTTTTATTTCTAATTGATATATTTTTTTTTTATCTCTATTTATTTCTTCTAAGTATCCACCAAAAAGTTTTGTATCATCTGAAGTTCTATATGCTTCAATTTCATCTCCAGAAGTTATTGTATCATAAAGAGTATTACTTGGGTCACTAATTTTTCCATTAAAACTACCAGATAATTTAGTTATAGTTCTATTTGTAATTAATTCACGAACACGTCCTACATTTGTAGAATTTATTTTACAATAATATTGAGTCATTTAAATCACATATACATTACTTACTTCTCTAAATGATGCACTTCCTTGTATATAAGTTGCCATTAATTCAAATTCTAAATTTGATATTGCTATAAATTGTAATTTTGTTTCACTTTCAGGAAAATCAATTTCTAATGCATATATTTGTTCTCCTTCTCCACTATCATATTCTGCTTGTCCATGTGAAGGATATGTTGATGAAGAATAATACATTCCAAGTTTATCTAAATTTTGCATGTTTGTTAAAACTGTATTTCCATTATTATTTGTAATTTTAAAATTTAATGAAATCGTTCTAGTTTGATAAAAACTATCCCATGCTTCTGGAAGAAAATCTAATGGTATTTCATCATAATCCATTGATTTTGTATATGTAAATCTTATTTTATCTGGTTCTGCATCAAAAGTATATAGTAAACTACTTTTTGCTAAACTTGGATATGTTCCACTTGTTGTATATATTCTTACTCCCATTTAATCACCTAATTATATTTCCTCATTGTGTCTCTAACTAATTCATCTAATTGTTTTTTCATGTCGTCACCATTATTTGCAACAATAGTTCCAATATTTAAGTTTACAGTTGTCCCACCACCAATACCATCTTTTGTCGCAATAATATTATCGTCTGGTGCTGGTTGAAATACTTGTCCATTAGAAGTAATAATTAAATCATTAACTTTATTTGGATTTATTGAAGAGGAAGATACACTTAATGTTGTATTTTGTGCTTTTTGTGCAGCATTTGCTGCGGATTGTGCTACTTTTGCTGAAGATAATGCATCTCTTGCAATTTGTTGTAATGCTTCTCCAAAAGTGTTAAAATCATTTTTTGCAGATGCTAATGCAAGTTTATTTATATTTTCAATATTATTCATATTTGTTGTCCAATTTATAACCATTTCAGAAAACCAAGTTGTCATAAATGTTCCAACAGCACCAAATTGTGTATTTATTAATGTTTCAATACCACCTAAAAACATGGACCATAAACTTGTTTGCGTACTTGTTTCAGTATTAACATTATCTGTTACTTCAGGTAAATTTTTATTAAAACCTTCAATTATTGCATTGCCTAATTCTTCTCCTGCTATTTTTCCAGCTATTTTTGCTTTATTTATAACTTCAATTATTGAATTTGTTGTTTCTTCAACAGCTTTTGTATTCCCATTAGCGATAGATTCAACAAGACCATCTTCTAATATTTTTTTTGCTTCTTCAGGCATTTTTAAATCTTTCATACTTCCAAATACTTTATTAACATTTTTTGCAACAGATGTAAGAAAATCTCCTCTTTTTGCTAAAGTTTCAGAAAAATTATCAATAGCTTCCATTGCTGTAGTAATTCCTGCTGTTATTCCTTCTTTAAGTGTAAGTCTAAAATCATTTAAAGAATTTTGTGCTATAGTTGTATCTACACCAAGAGATTTAAAAACATCAATTAATATTTGAGCTGGTGCTAAAAATATGTCAACTGCTAGTTTTAATCCTTCTCCAATTGCTGCAGTAATTAATTTAATAAACCCAGAACCTAATTGCATTGCACCTGAAGCAAATGATTCAAGACTTAATGCACTTAATTGATTAGCTAAATCAGGCAATCCTGCTTCTTCTGCTTCTTTTGCTTGTTGTCCCAATTTCATTCCTGTTCTAAAACTTTGTCTTGCTTCACGCATAAATGGACGCATAGTAGCATTAATAAATAAAGCCAGTGGTTTAATTAACATCATTAAAGGCATAAGTAATATTGCTAACATATCACCAATTGGACGAATTATCATCATTACCATTTTTCCAATATTTGAAAGTGTTTTTTGTAAAGATTTACTTGATGCTATAAGTAATCCGAATCCTGCAGCAATACCAAGTAATCCTGCAACACTAGATGCTATTCCTGATATAGAATTAATAATTCCTTTAATTGGACTTGTTATATTAGAAGTCATTGTTTTTAAACCAGATAACATTCCTCCACTATTCGAATCTTTTTTTGCTAATCCTGCAGCAGTAGATGCTGATGATGTAGATATAGTTTTTTTTGCAGCAAGGGCAGCACCAGATGCTTTATCCCCACCTGTGGTTTTTATATTGAATATTATATCTTGTTGTATTCCAGCCACATCATCATCTCTTCATTGATTTTGTTCTTTGTATTTCCATATCTTTTTTTGTTTCTTTATTTTCTTGATTTACTATTATCATGAAATAATCGAGCAAAATTGCATCTTGTTGTTCGATTCCTCCACTTCTGGGCAGACAACGGAATTTTGTTGATATAGAAAATAATTGAAATATTTCAGCTATTTCTCTATCATTTCCAGTTATATAACCGTTCCGTACTGCCCATCTTATTTTTCTTCCACTTCTTTTTTAGGGAAATTCATTCCATCAATAAACTCAATTAAATCTTGTACATCTTCAATTTTAATTCCATTAAGTTCATTTAAACTGATTTTTCCTTGTATTGGTTTATCCAACCACGGAGCTTCTACAATTGCGTATTGTAACATAACTTCGTGTAATGTTTGTGAATCAGAAAATGCTTCTGTTTTTGTTTTTTTTGTTTCAGAATCAATTAAAGTTGTTACTTTATTTGCACTTCTGAACATATCATTTCTTTCCAAAAACCGTAGTTTTCTAACTTTGTACTTATCACCGGTTGTTCCGGTATATTCAAATAATTCTTGTTCCATTTAGTTACCTCCTACTTTTAACTCCATGGGTCGCTTGCTGTTGCATCATATCCTTTTATATCTACATTTGTTGCTGTAAAATTATATGCTTCTGTTACTGCATTCCCATCTTGTGGAATTCTTTTAGTTAATTCTCCTAATTTTACACCAGTTAATTCTATATATATTGCTCTATAATCTGCAACAGTTGTTGTTTCATTATTATCTAACAAACAAGTTATTGTAAATTCTTTTACTTTATCATTACTCGGAGTTACTGCATTAGCTTGGTCACTAAACAATTTACTTAATTCAGTATATGAACCATCATAATTAAATGTTATTGAACCAGATATTCCTCTATCTCCTTGTAATAAATCTGTTATTGCTCTCTTTTTACTTGTTGGAAGTATTCCATATACTCTATTTAGACCGTTATCAACTGTAAAAGTTAATTCAGTCATATCTGCTATTGTAACACTATCAAGATTTATTGTTCCCTTATCATGATACATCCAAGGACCATATGTTATTTCTGTAATTGCTTGTGCTGTTGTTTCATAAGTTACATTTTGTGCAATTATATCAGCAGAAACTTTTAATGGTTCTGTTTGACTTAATGTTACACTAATACTATTTGTTTTACATCCTGTTAAACTTAAAACATCATCTGTAGTACCATTTTCTAATCCAACACTTAATGAATATGCTTTTGATTCATATTCTACTGGTGTTGCTGTTGTTGAAGTACTATCTTCTGTTGTCCCATAATGAATGTAATTACTTGTATTTGTTACTGGAGAAGTTGTATCTAAATCTCCAATTGCAGCAATTAAAAATGTAGCATCTTGTGCATAATAATCAATTGTTGCTCCTACTTGAACTTGTCCTGCTAAAATATTTCTAGTATTTATTCTACCAGAAGCATGAATTGGTATAAGTTGGTTGTTTACTGTTACTTGTGGTTCGCCTTGTATTTGTCCTATGGTTAAGTATCCAGTAGCTGGGTTTGTTCCATAGGTTGCTTCAATTGCAAACGCAATTCTACTCTTTTTTCCTCCTAAAGTAGTCATTTATAATCCCCTCCCAGAAATTTTTTTATTAAAACTGAAGGCTGTTTTGCCTCCTTCTTTAACTTTAACTTTTTGCATGGGTGTGTTTGGACCTTTAGCCCTAACCCTAACCATGGCTCTTTTTTTAACAAAATCATTCCATTTTGCATCATCCATTTTAATCACCTTTTTAATTAAGAATAACTTTTTTGATACATTATTCTAATACTAATCTCCCTTCGATTTAATTTAAATTGTTCATCAAATGGAATATCAACTGTACTTTGAATATCCCAAGTAATAACTTTATATGGTTCGTCATAATCTCTTCTCATTTTTACTATTTGTGTTGAAATATCATCTTCAATATAATCTAATAATTTATCTCCTGTATAAATTTCATCACTAATTGTGTATGATTCTCCACTTTTAACCCATATTCCTAATCTAAAATTTGCATCAACAAATTCTGATTGTTGTGCTGTTCCTGCGGGTCTATGACCCCCACCTGTTCTTAATATTCCTATTCTTGGCAATTGTCTATTTGAGGTTTGTGGTGTTCCTGGGTAAATCCAATTATCTCCATATTTATATGTTATTGAAATATTATTTGTTCCTGTTGTTGGAGCAGTGATAAATGTTATTTTACCAGTTGTTGCACCTCTCCCAAAATCTAAATAATAATCTCTATTCAATTTTTTTGAAACTGAATTAATTGTGATTGAATCAATATACATTAAAGAAGTATTAGTTAGAGAAAATTCTGTTTCTAAATCATCACCATTAAAAGTTTCTGTGATTGATGTTCCTCTGCTTGCTGGGTCAGTGAGATATTTGCGTAAGTCATTTAGTAGACTTATTTTTAGTCTTTTCATTGTATTATCCCCTAAAAATTCCCTATTTTTAGATTCCAAAAAAACCCATATTTTGGAATTATTATATAATATATAAAATTAGTCATATTTAAATATAATTTTTATAATTCTTTTTTTTCTGCTTTTTGTATAACAGTATTTATGGCTGGTTCCATATAGGGAAAAGGAGGTGTTCCTGGATGATGAACTTCTTTAGCAAAAATATCTTTACCCTTTACTTGAAATTTTAAGGCTTTTTTATTTTTAGGTCGAATTACATGGGCTCGGGTTCCATATTCTAAGAATGAAGCATATTCACAATCAACATGTATTTGATATTCTCCATCATTGATTTTTTCATATTTAATATTATCAATTAATTTGCCAGAGATACTATGACCACCTATTTTTAAATTAATTTTAGCTTCTTCAACAACTTGTTTACAAAATTCTTCTAAAAAAGAATTAATCCAATCATCTAAAACAAGCTTTATTTCATCAGTCATTTTATGCACTATCCTGCTTTTTAATTGCTCTAAAAGTAACTAATGCAGGAGAATTATTTAATTCAGTTGGAACATAACTAAAAATTGGTTTTTCTGTTATTTCTTTCATAATATATGTTATAGTTCCAAGAATAATTTCATCATTAATACTTACATTATCACTATATTTTGTAGTAAAATTTACTGTGTCATCAGTTAATGTTGTTGGATTCATTATTCTTTCCATTTTATCAGTACTAAATGGAATAACTTTTATTGAAGATGATGCCCCAGTATTTAATGGGTCTCCGGTTTGAGAGTCATATGTAGAAGAAATTGTTCGTAATGTAACAGTAGTGCCAAATTCATTAATTAAATTTATTACATCATCAACAGGATTAAGAAAAGACATTTTTATCTCCTCCTCAATCTATCAATCCTTGCATCTAAGTTTTCATATGAATTTAACATATCTCTTTTAATTGGTTGTCCTTGAGCATGTGGATATTGTGTAGCTCCAGTATTTCCTTGCCATGAAACAAATTTAATTGGTTGTAATTTATTTATTAATCTTTGAGCATTTTTATTATAATATTCAAGCATATCTTTAAATGCATCTGCTTCTCTTGAAATACTTAATCCTGGAACACTAATATTTTTTATTCCTCTTTTATAACTATCTGTAATTGTTCTTTTTACATAATAAGTCATTGTAAGACTTTCACATAATTCTTCAATATCATTAACAACTTCTGCAAAAGGATATCTTGTCCATCTATAAGTACAAAAAACATTATAAGAATCATCACTTGGATATCCACTATTTAATGTGAAATATACATTATATTGATTAATAGTATCAACTTGGTCTGTAATATCATTTTCAACAGTTCCATCAGAATTTATTTCTAATACTTCTAAATCATTTTTATCAATTACACTATCTAAATTGTCATCTGCTATATATCCATGTGTAAAATAATACTTTTTTGTTCCTTCACTATCTGTAGAAGAAGTCATAAATTCTCTTCTTCTTAACATATAACATTTATCTCTAATTTGTTGTGTTGCACGTTGTAAAAATGTATCCAAAACACTATCATTTAAATCACTTGCAGTTATTCCTGTTCTTAATCTAAAATTTTCTTTTGTAATATATGTATTTAATCCACTACCTTTTACTGCTGAAGAAAAAGATGATACTATTAATGTTGTTGCATTGTAATATTTTGTTTTATAATAATCAGTTGATAAACCTGTATTATCAATATATACTGTTTCACCATTTTGATTTGAAAAATCAATATCAATTGTTGTAAGAAGAGAATATGTTCCTGATTGTGATGATGCTTTATATACTTGTATTTGATTATAAGAAGTTTTTCTCACAGGTTCTCCAGCAATATGTGAAGTTGTTAATGCAGAATCAACAACTATATTTAATCCAGTAATACTTGATATCTTTCTTAATTCTGTATTATCTGTTTGTAAATTTCCAATTACTAAATAATCATTTATTGCTAATCCTTGATTACTATCTACTCCAATAGTTGTTCCAGAACTAACATTTGCAGATAATATTGTTCTTTCTAAATCACTTAAATTTGGATTTAATATTTTTATAATTACTACCATATTAATAATATCCTTTTTATACTTTTTAAATATAATTTTTTCCTTTTGTCAATACTCATATGCTACTATAGAAGGATTATTTTTATTTATTTGTGTAATACTAACACTATTTTTAATATTATTTTGTGAAGAATTTATATGAATAATACTTACAGGTGTTAATTTTGAACAAATCATAATTGGTTGTTCTTGCCCTGCACTATATACAATTCTTGAATCAATAGTAAAGGTTTTTTTAACAACATCAATTATTATTGCATTAATTGAAAAAGTTTTTGTTGAAGTTTTTACTAATGAACTATTTATGCTAAAATCTTTTGTATATGAATTTTGAATAAACGAATCAATTGTAAATGTTTTTAAATTATCTTCTTGTTGTAATAAAGAATCAATAGTAAAATCTTTCGTATATGTAAGTTTTAACATTGAATTTATCTCAAATGATTTTGTATATGTTTTTAACAATATTGCATCAATAGTAAATGTTTTTGTTTTTACACTTCTAATCAATGAATCAATTGTAAATTGTTTATCAAAAGTTCCTTTGATTATACTATTTATTGTAAAAGTATTTCCAAAAGAATCAGTTATTAATGAATCTATTGTAAATGTTTTTAAATTATCATTTTTTTGTAATAACGAATTTATTGAAAATTCTTTTGTATTAGTTTTTTGAAGAATACTATCAATACTAAATGACTTTATATTTGTATCAATTATAATACTGTTTATACTAAATGTTTTTGTATTAGTATCTTGTATCCCTGAATTAATAGTGAATGTTTTTGTATTAATATCTTGTATTAATGAATCTATTGTAAATTGTTTATCATATGTTCCTTTAATTATACTATTTATTGTAAATGATTTTAAATTGTCGTTTTTTTGTATTAAAGAATCAATAGTAAATGTTTTTAAATTATTATTTTGTTGTAATAAAGAATCAATAGTAAAATCTTTTGTATTTCTATTTATTAAAATTGCATCAATAGTAAAAGTTTTAGTTTCTGTTGTTCCAGAAGTTATTGAAAAAGTTTCTGTTCCACTCCACGAACCAACACTCCAAACATCTTCCCAACCAGAAGAATCAATTGCAAACCATTCAATTAATTTTGTTTGTCCAACATAAAGCTCAATAAACTCAAGATTAGTTGAATTCTCAATCCTACCAGTAATTTTTGTTCTTGGAAAAGCTGTTCCTGTTCCAGTACAATCATTAGAAAAAACAAGAAAAGAATTTGCTGTCGTAACAGAAGAAATTGTTACATCAGTCACTGTACCAGTAGTACCACGAGTTGCTTGGTCCGATTGAACCACAACACTAGAAGGAAATTCAACAACAGCCCACTCAATAGTTACATTTCCAGTAGATGTTTGTCTAGTAAAACCAAGTTCAGTAGTTGAATTAAAATATCCTCTCGGAGAAGACTGAGCCAAACCATTAGTATTACAACTACTTGTAATAAACAAAACAGATTGTGCAAGAGTAACAGCAGAAATAGAAGCTGTTTCTCCAGCAGAACCAGTCATTGTTTCTGTTCCCAATTGAACACTAACATCACTACTAAACTCTATTATTTGATAACGAACAACAATTTCCGTACCACTACCTTCTCTTGTCAAATCAAGATTAGTATTAGAAGACATTTTCCCCCTAACATTTACCCGTTCAGGATTATCTGTTAAAGAAGCAGTAGTTCTTGTATCTACCAATACAACACAATTAGTATAATCAGAAACAGATACAGTCTCGGCTGTGGTTGTATCTCCAGAAGCAATTGTAACTTCATCATGCGTTACACTAAATGCTTGGTTTATTGTTCCTGTATTTGCTTCTATAACTTGAACATTTACTGTTGAATTTAAAACAGAACTTCCTCTTTTTAAAGTTACAGTAGAAGTATCTTTAAATTCAGCAGTAATTTGAACACCAGACAAATCACCATTATCACTACTTCCTTTTACTATAATAAAAGAATTTGCAGTTATAACAGCATTGTCTAGTGTAACATCTTGTGAATTGCTACTTGCTGCAAAAGTAACTTGTTTTGTTTGACAAGAGATATAATTAACCATATTATTGTAAGATTAATTCTCTTACCCTCCACCATTTATCTGACGCAGTTAATGTAGCATTATATCTAACATCATTTCCAAAATATGCTACATCTAAACCACTACTTGGAAATGTTACCCAATTTCCGCTTCCAGTAGAATCATATTCCCAATTAGTAATACTTATTTGTGTATCCAAATCCAATTCAAGACTACCAAATGCAGAACTTGTATCATCTACTTGTAATCTAAAATGTTTTTTAGAAGTTCCTTCTGTAGTTGATTCAAAAACAAGATAAACAGGAGAAGATTCTTCAACATCATCAATAGGTTCTATTAATGTAACTGGATTTATAATATGAGCATCAATCGAAAATGTTTTTATATTTCTATTAACTAAAATAGAATCTATACTAAATTGTTTTGTGTTTCTATTAACTAATATTGCATCAGTAATAAATGTTTTTGTATTCTTTATTTTTTTTAATAAAACATCAGTAGTAAATGTTTTTGTTGATATTTTTAGGAGAATAGAATCTACAGAAAATTCTTTTATATTAATTTCTCCATAATCAATATTATCAAAATAAGCAGAAGTTCCACTATTCCCAATATTTTTTAATTGAATTTCATCATAAAGACTAACATCCCCTACAGCAACATCTATTGCAGAACCTAATAAACTTAAACTAGTATTGTAAACATAAATACTTAAAGTATCAGCAACTTTATTTAAAACAAGCCTATACTTATACCAAGTTCCTGCACTAGCAGCACAAAGTTCAATATTACTTCCAGCATTATTAATCTTATAATGGTGTTTATCTCCAGCATAAGAATAAGCAAACATTAAAATATTATTTGTATAAAAATTGGCAGATTCTCCAACATAAACTGCCGTTCCTGCTACAATTGAACTTTGATATACCCAAAAACTAAAATCACTAATCTCTCCAACAATACTTGTAATTAAACTACTTCCATTAGCTATTTGTGCTGCATAAGTTCCAGCATATTTAATACTAGATTGAACAGAAACAGTTCCACTAGCACTCCAAGTTGGGTTTGAAGTATAATTACCATCCTCAAATCCGTCTGTGAGTAGAAGTGACATTTATATCACTTTCTTTTTTATAAAACCTTTTTCTTCAAGCATTAATTTTGGTTCACAAAACAAAATTTTAGAATTGTCCCATTTGCCAGAAACCTCAATTCTACCATCAGGATAAATATATGTTATCTCTTGTGTATTTTTTCCACCATCTGTTTTTTGCCAACCAACCAAAAACACATAACTATTCTTGTTCGGATTCATCATGTCTTGCTGAACACGATAACGCATAATTAATCTTTGATTCTTTTTTAATTTAAGAGTATAAATAAGTTTATCCTTTAAATAAACTTCAATACCCTTCAAATCTAACCTATCTATATCTGTATATTTATCTTTGTTAAAACTAGAATGTTCTTTTTTATTTTTATTATATATTGTTTTCCAATTAATATCAAAATGCATTGTATTGCACCCCCTAATTATTTATATCTCATCATACTGAAAAGTAAATGTTTCGTTTGATTTATCTCCAGAACTTGCTGTTGTTCCAATCGCCATTTGTAAAACAATATAATTTGTTGTTTCTCCAATAGAATCAATTATGTTTCCTGCTTCTGAAATACTAATTGTTTTTGAACTTCCGCTAGTGTAAGTAAATGCATCTGTTACTGCGGTTATATCTGTGTGGTCAGTCATTACATCCCCTGTAGTTCCGCCAGTTCCTGTAGCAACATCATAACCTGTATCAGCTCCACTATTTTTTACTGGTAATTCATCCCCAATATTTGTAGTAATTCCTGTTCCAAATCCACTACCATCGGTATAAAATTTTATATTATCTACTTGTGTGTCTGGTGCTGTTGCACATTTCATATACATTTGTTTCCAATAACTATAATTTGTTCCTGCTGCTGGAATTGGTATAGGGTTATTAGCATCAATTGTAGCATCATCTGCTGTTTTAAATCTTACATTAGGTGGTCCAAGACCATCTGTGTTTTGTTCTGTTCCTGGAGAATTATCTGAACCCCCAAAATCAAAATAAACATTAAATACTGCTGCCATTATATCACCTTTTTATATTAATATAGTTTTCATACTATTTAAATATATTTTTTATTGTTTTCTATTAATCATAACCCACCTAAATCTTTCAAAACACAATATTTCTTACTAAACAAATTAGCAACCCTAATAGCATCCACATCAGACTCAAACTTAGACTTAACTTTTTCAGAAACAACCAAATCCCTATCTTTTAAAAACCTTTCAATAGCAACCAAACTCATCTCTTTCACTTTCTCTTCCGCACCTTCTGGAACGCTTCTCACAATTACATCTACCATATTAATTACCTCCAGTAATAAATTTATCTATTTGTTCTTTATTGTTATTTTATAATCTCCATTAATTATTAATTCTTATACTCCATAAAACCTTGATACAAACTAATAGTGTTATTTGCATCAGCACTAGCCCACTCAGCAGAAACAACCACATCCATCCTATTAGTAGTATTAATAGTCGCAATCCCAATAATTTCAGCAGCAACACCATCAATTTCTAAATCAATATGAACAGCCCTTGAACCAGATGCTCCAAGAGTTCTCTGAGTAGCATTAGCATCAATATGCCAGAATGAACCAGCAGCAATAGCCCTAGTAGTTGGATTTAAAGTTGCAACAATAGTCCCATCTAATGCTCCACCACCACTACCCCCAACTCTTACCCTTAGAGTAACTTCTTCTGTTGCAGCAGGCCCATCATTTTGAACAATTCCATCAGCATGAAACTTAAACACATTACCAGCAACCAAACTATCAGCATCCATCACAGCATACCACAAAAGAGTTTCAGTATTAGTGTTAGCAACAGTAACAGTTGAAACCGCAACATCACTTGTTCTATCAATTGCTCTCTGATGCGCAACATTTGTTATACAAAACTTACCAGCATAAAACTCTAAAGTTCCCGCAACAGGAGTTCCAAGCAAAGTATTAGAAATAAGCGAGATTGGGTCAGAAAAAACAAAGTAAGGATCATCATCCTCAGAATAACTTATTTGTCCATCATTAGAATCTCCATCAAAAACAATCGCAGGGTCTACATCTACATTATTTCCAACATACAAGTCCCCTGTAACTCTAGTCAAAGGACCATTAAGTCTTATTCCAGTAGTAGCTCCCAAATCTAAGTAACCATCAGCAAGACTATCAATATACTCGTTCCCATCTGTTTGAGTAAAATATAAAGCATCTTCTAATTGAACAATACTTTTCATTCTAATACTTGTAGTAGCACCAATATCCAAGTAACCATCAGCTAATGAATCAATGTATTCATTTCCATCTGTTTGAGTAAAATTCAATTTACCATAAATAGTAATTGCTTTCGTAGAACCATCAACACCAAAAACACTCACAGGAGCTGAACCTCCACCTTCTGAATTAAGAATACTAAAATCATTCGAACCATCAGCCTGACGAACACTCAACAATTTTGTCAAACCATTCGTATTAGAAGCAACATTAGTCGTATTCGCAATAGTAATCTGAGTACCTGAACCAGAATCAGTAGTATGATTATTAAACGTAGCAATATCACTCACATAACCCCAATTAACATGATACACTCCTAAAGCAGAATCAAAAATAGCATTAGAACCAATCGCAACTTTGCTATCAGGAATACTAATATTTCCCGAACCATTTTCTCTTCCATTAATAACTAAGTTCGTAGCATCAAAATTAATCGAAGCATCTTTTTGAGAACCTAAATAAATTTTACCATAATCATTAAATTGCACAGGATACTTATAAATCGTATACTTTGAAGAATTATCTACTTCATAAACTTCTGTATCATCAACCTCAAAAATTAAGTTATTAGAAGCACCAAGCGACCATTGATAATCAAAAGTATACCTACGAATATGAAGATTAGCTTCCCCAGTACCTTGCTGATTCACTATCATTCCAATCCAAGAACCATCATCAGCATAAGTTTCAATCTGAAAACCAGAATAAGTCAAACTTGATTTCCCAGCAACAAACCCTGTTCCTCCTAATACCCCTGTTAATGGACCATTACTCGCATCAAGCTTCAAATAAGTAGTAGCAGCATCTCCAGTAGTTAAATAAGTATTTGTATCTACACTAAGAGTTCCATCTGAACCACTTGTCTTTGCGAAACCATTACTTGTAAGATTAGTTATTTTAGCAATACTTAATTGAGAATTAGCAGGAATACCAACAATCAAAGCTTGATTGCTAGCACTGGTTTCAATCTCATTAGCAGTTCCATTAATAGTAAATGATTGAGAATCCAAATCAACTGAACCAGTGCCGGTGTCTCCAGCAAAATCAAGGTCTTCAGCAGTTAATTGAGTATCAACATAAGTCTTAACAGCTTTTTCAGTAGGAACAGCCAAATCAGAATCACCAGCAAGAGTAGTGTCTGTGCTGAACTCATTAATTGCTCCACCATTTAAAGCTTGAATGGTTCCAATTCCATTAATAATAAAAGGGCTAACTGGAGTTCCTTCCACATCTATTTTGAAATCATAAGCTATTCCACCAGTTCTTTCAGATTCAAAAATAAATCCACCAGCACCAACTTCATCTTGAATACTTCTAAAATATGCCCCTCCATCATCAACATGAATTCTTAAAGATTCATTAACTGCAGAATTTCTTGTCACATAAAAGTATCTTTGAGTTCCAACATTATTTCCATTGAATTGAAAATCTCCATCAACTTGATTAAATTTTCCATTACAAGAAATAGCATTGCCTGTACCATTATTAACAATACTCAAAGTTGGTGCAGTTGAACTAGCATTATTTTGTCTTAAAAACATTAAAGAATCGCTGGTTTGCTCACCTTCATTATTTAAATAAAAAACATTATCTTCAGTATTTGCAGCAGTTATTGATACAACTTTTGCACTAGTAGCTTCAGAATCAATTTCTAAAGCAACCCCATTTCCATTCTGGTCTATAACCAAACCATTACCTGTTCCAACATTAGTAATTTCTAACGCAATACCTGTACTAGAAGCATTGTCTTGAACTAATTGCATAACAGAATCAGTTGCAATAGCATTATTTCTAATCCAAACAGTTTGAGAACTAGTATTTTGAGCTTCAATTCCTATACTTCTTTTAGTAATAGCTTCAGAATCAATTTCTAAAGCAACCCCATTTCCATTCTGGTCTATAACCAAACCATTACCTGTTCCAGCGTTTTCTACAGAAATAGTAGCAATATTAGAAATATGTTTTAAATTAAAATCAACATTAGTAGTAGCTCCAGTATAAGGAACATAAGTTCCAGGAACCGTAGTTCCAATAAAAGTATCAATTTGAGCATGAGTATTGCTACCAATATCAGCAATATTGGTATGACTTAATTTTGACTCATCAACATCAATAGTTGCACCACTTCCAATTAAAGCCCCAATTCCTGTTCCACCAATACTAATCTTTGTGCTTCCTGCAGTCAAATCACCTTTAGCAACAGTAGGTTCTTTATCATTAAAAGTATCCCAATCTGTAGAGCTCAAATAACCATCATTGCTTGTATCAGCTTGGTCAACCTCAATAGTTAAACCTCCACCAATTACAGCATTTGTTCCACCAGTAACAGTTAAAACATCACTAATAGATTCTGTTAAATCCCCTTTTGTTACAGTAGGTTCAAAACCAATGTGACCAGCAGAAGCATAATCAAGATTAGATAATTCATTGTGTGGAGGAAATACACTTCCAAGATTATCCCAAGAAGTTCCATTCCAAACAATTTCATCTCCTAAAGAAAAGACTTGCCCAGTGTTTGTTTTTGATGCATCATTGTCTGTAACATCAGCAAGTATTCTATAAAACCAACCTATTTGTACTTCTGTGGATGTTGGAAAATCAGAAGCAATTGTTATTGCTCCTTTATATATTATTGGATTTGAAATATTATTTATAAAATCAAAACTATTTGAAACAGGATTAAATACTTGTTGTTTACTCATAATAATCAACTATATGTATATGTTGTTCTATCATCCCAACTTTTATTAAACTTAGGTGTTCCTGACGCCCATTTTATATGTGTTGCGTTGTTATTAACATCATAAGTAATTTTTTTTATTCTCCATGCTATTGAAGCATCATTAGCCCCAGGTTTTCCTTCAGCAACATATATAGCATTATTATTTGAATCATATTCCATTCGCATTGCTAAATTAGTTGATTGGTAAACTGTCATCTTCAACACCACTTATATTTTCAATTGATTCATTAATAATTTCTGGTAATATTTCTTCTTTTTGATTAAATGATTCAAAAGGAATTGCTCTATTTAAATTTTCTTCCATCCATTTTTGTATTATTTCTTCATAATTTAATTTTTCAACATCTGGAGAAGCATCAATAATTTCAGATTTTTGTACATTAATCATAATAATTAATGGAGTTTCTGGAATAATAAGTGTAAATTTAATTTCATCTTCTTTAAAAAACCATGGTTTATTACTATCTTGTGATGTTAATATCCCTCGATAAAAATTAATAAAAGATTTTAAAGATATTTCAAGTATATTTCCTTCCATAATAATATATAAATTTGCGATTATTTAAATATAATTTTTTAATAAAAGAATTAGATATAGTATTCTTTTTTCACTCATATATAATATAATAAATAAATAGATTTATAATTATATGGCCTATACATTTTGTATAGTACCATATAATTAAGGTTACTTCAACTATGAAGCAGCCATTACAACCCCGCTACAAGCAGTAACGTTTTGGATGGTTATACCATAACTCTGAAGAGCAATTATTTCTGTATCTACAGCTCCGCTAATTCTTCCGTCAACAACTTCTACATCTGTTTCTTTAACAAATGTTCCTGCTTCGTTAGAATCTACGAACAATGATGTTCCAGTAGTTATTTGTGATGTTTTAACAATCTTTTCTGCTCCAAAATATTCCACTAATGGGAAGATTGAAGCTGCTTTTTGTCCACCTGGTACTACAGTTCCTCTATATAATGCTTCTTTGAAGTCTGTATCTTTACAAAGTGATGCATAATCTGTTGGATGTAGGATTAAGTGTGTTGCTTTATAGTCATCATCTTCTAGATAACTTCTAGCATCGATTAGGTTATCATAATCTACTCTTGTTGCAGCTCCACCAGTTGCTACTCTATTAGAGTTGCCTGATGTTATAATTGCTTCAATTCCACCTATGATATCAGAATCTACTTTTCTTGCAAGTGCTTTACCTGTTCTTTTTGCTTCAAGAGATACTAGCGATGCCATTCCTCTTTTCATCATTTCCCAAGTAATTTTACTTGCAGCTATCTTTTTAGTTGGTGTTACAGTTACACTAGAATATCCTGTTCCTGTGTAAGAAATTGCTCCACCTTCAGATACTTCTGCAGCAGTAACTCGTGCATCTTTTGGTAATTTTATTGCACCTTTACCTCCACCATTCATTAGGTCGTCATTCAATTGTAGTAATTCCATACCAACCAAATTTGGTTCTACAGCTTCTCTTATTACTGTAGCCAAAGCAGTTGTATAAAGTGCACTAGCAGTTGAAGTCGATATATCTTCTCTAAATCTCATTGATTCAGTATATCCTTTGTTAGCAGCATCTTTTAAAAGCATCCTTCCGGCAGCTTCACAAAGAGCTGTTCCGTCCATACTATCTATTTTCAAATTCATACTCTATTCCCCCTTGCGTATTCTTTCATTACATTCTCAACTTCTTGTGCTTCAGTGAATCCTTTTGTTTGGTATGAACCAACCATTGTTCTTCGTCCTGAAAGACGTTCGTTAAGTTTTTTTACATCTTCTAATGGTTCTGTTGGAATCACCATATCTTGTCCAGATTGTGTTGATGGATTCTCAGCTTTTGCTGTTGCCTGTGGGTCTACAGCTTTTTTCTGTAAGCCACCGTCAATATCAGATTTACTTCCTAATGAAGGTCCTGATGGTGTGTCTCCCTCAAATCCAATTGCATTTTCTGCTTTTGGTTCCTCTTTATCAATTTTTGGTTCCTCTTCAGTATCCATTGCTTCCTTTTTAGTTGCATCTTTATCTGCCATAAGTTGTTCTAACTTTGTTGACAAATCTTTAACAGTTGCTTCCAATTTGGAAATTTTATCAGATGAATCATCTACTCCTTCGGTTAAAGCCTTTGCTTTTTCAAGTGGTTCGTTTGGTATAACATCAGATTGTCCTGATTGTTCAGATGGTTCTTCAGCTTTTTTTGTCATTGCTGCGTCAACATCCTTTGCTTGTAACCCACCGTCCCCTTGTTCTTTGGCTACCTTAGGTTTATCTTCTTCATCATCAAATTGTTCTATTAGAAATTTTTTTCTAGCCATGAACTTATCCTCCTATATTTTCGATAATTTTAATAACTTCTAATGCATCTTCCATTGGTTTAAATGCTTCTCTATTTAACATATATGGTTCAGGTTGTTTCTTTACCTTTTTTGTTAAATCAGTTGTAATTAATGCGTCAGCATTAGATGTATTAATATCCTCTTTACTTGTTATTAGATATGGGTCATCTTCTTTTTCATCTATTTCTTCTTTAATTACTTTTTGCTCTTCAATCCCATCATCTAAGGTGTAATTTATATTATTTCCTTCTCTAATTTTAGAATAAACTTTTAATTTATTTTTCTTAATTATATTTTCAAAAAAATCTTCATCTTTTTTCTTAACAAACATCATAGAACATTTTTCTTTATTTATTCCTTTTTCTGATAATTTCAATGCTTCTGAAAGATTAATTGAACTATCAGCATATCCTGGAATAGTTACAATACTTAATTCTGCCCAATCTTCTGGAAAAGCTCTTGTATATTGTTTTCCATCCATACTTTCTTCATGTGATACTTCATCTACCATTGTTTGTATTGATACATTATTAATATCTCCACGTTTTATTTTTCTAATTAAATCTTTTTCTTCTGGATCTAAATTTCCTCTATACTTTAATATATTTCCATCCATCCAAGCACGTTCAACATGCCCAATAGGTAATTGTGTTTCATCATGATTTAACAGCATTGGTTTTTTTTCAAGCATTTTACATGTTGCTGCAACACTTGCATGGTCATATAAAACACCATTTCTTGTTGGTATTGTAGTATCTAAAGCATTACCTTCAATTATGATTCCTGTTACTTTTTTAGAAATAGGGTCATATTCTTCTTTAATCATATAACCTTGAACTGGTTGCCAAATACTTTCTTTTATCATTACTTTATCCATTTTTTCACTTCCTGATATATTCCAATGGAACTTTACCAGCTTTTTTCTTTTCTGAATATCTATATAATACTTTATCTCTTTTCTTTAATGAAATAATACATTTATTTACCCTTGAAACGTTTTCATCTAATTCATGAGCAATAGTACTTATTGGTTTCCATGTATCTTCAATACTTTCTAAAATTATATTATTAATATCAGCATTCATTAATAATATAATATATATAGGAAGTATATAAATAAAAAGGTACTAAGTAAACACTTAGTGATTACTTAATAAAAATAGAAAATAATTAAAAAAACAAGGTGTATTATTAGTATTTTTTATAGATGCTTTTTAGCATCTTGTATATTATTAAAAGGGGTTATATCATTTGGTCCTTGTATAGCATAAGTATTAGATTTTGCATCAAACCAAAGTGTTTTATTACCTTTTTTCTCTATAATATCATAATCTTTTGGTATATCAATAGATTGTTTTTTATGTGAATCTAAAATCCTTAATATTAACCAACCAACAAACATAATTTTTGTTATATTCCATGAAGGATTTTGACTTTTTAAAAATTTTTGTATTGTTTGTATATTAATCATTTATCTTCAACCCTAATTCAACTGCTCTTTTAATTACTTTTTTATATTTTTCAGCTTTAACTTGTTTTGGAGAAGGAGAAAGATTATTAGAACCTGCAGGAAGTGCTGGTTTTTCATCCATTCCTTGTTGTATAAAATCTTTATAAAATATTTCTCCATTTTTATGTGATGGTTTACCTTCTTCTTTTCTCATTTCATTATAAGTAATTTGATTTCCTTGCCATTTAGCTCTAATTTCATTATTCTTTTCACTTGGGGTTCTAAAATCAATATCTCCAAATTTAACTTTAGCTTTTTTTAATTCTGGATGAACTTTTTGATATGGTTTAATAAAATATTTATCCCATTGTTTTGACCATAATCTTCTTTTTGTTTGTAATCTAAGCATAAAAGCAATTAATAATTGGTCTGCTGTTGCCATATTAGTATCCATTCCATATCCAATTAAAAATTCTGGAGTTAAACCTGAAATAATTTTTCTACGACAATGGTCTACAGCACCATCCATATTAATTTCTCTACCAGCATATGATAAATCTTCTACTTTCATATTTTTCCAAGTAATAGCATTTTCATCATCTTCTAATCCTTCAAAATACATTGCTAATTCATTAATATCATCTTGACTAAATTCTTCTCCATCAGCAGGAGTAAACATTTTTTTAGGAATTGCTTTATATTTAGCAATTATACCCATTGCTTTCTCAATTCTTTTCAAAATTTCATGGTCATCAAGAATACTAGCAATAAAACTTCTTCCATATAATCCACTATCTCCTGTTCCCCATTTAATATGCATTAATTTATCTCTATGAATTGGGATTCCATAAATCTTTACTTCGTGGTAATTACTAAAACTATAAGTTAAATTAAACCATCTTGGTTTAACTGGTGCGTTATCTGGAGCTCTCCAACTAGTAGGAACTTCTTGAATATAATATTCATCTAAATTATAAACTATTTTTGATGATTGTGTTTTTGGGTCAAACACTGATTTAGTTAAAGGTAATCCATATGGATCTGTGTTTAAATATATTCTAGTTGAATCAGCAACAGGATAATATGCTTTTGGTAATCCTTTATCATCCCAATCAATTTCTATGTACCCATTTCCTGTTTTAACACAATTTTCTACAAACTCTCTAGTTGTTTCAAACATATCAGGTTGACTATCATCAATAATATTTTGGTAAAAATCTTTTGTTTTTTTATCCTCACTTTCTATAAATAAGTCATTACCCATGATAAAATCTGTAAGTGAATCAACTGCAGCTGAAATAAGTCCATTATCATTATATGCTTGTTTACATTTACGCATTTCTTCGTGAGGTGTAAAATATTCTTTTCCAAATAAATCTACTCTTCTATCCTTTGGAATAATACCTTTCATTAATTGTGATTGTTCTTTAAATGTTCCCAATATTTCTCTAAATGTTTTCATCTTATTTCACCTTTTCAATCACACAATTACATCCAGGATGCGCAGGAGGACTATTTAATTTATATCCTTCCATCTTAAATGTATCGCTCAATTTAACTGTTTGTCCATGTAATTTTTTACAAAAAGCACAAGTATCTTCGTTATACTTACAAACCCAACGTTTCTTTGTTGGAGTTTTTCCTTCTGCATACAACTTCATTGTATTAATTACTTGTTTGATATTCATTTTATTGTCCTAAAAACATTGTAGCCATCATATCATCATCAACTTTATTTTTTTCTACATTTGATAAATCACTAAAATTCTTTTTAAACATTTTTTGAGCTGTTTGGTCTCTAGTCATTCCACTTTCTTTTAAAGATTCTTCCCCAGCAGCAATTGCGATAACTAAATCTTTAGCATCTTTTAAACTATATCCATCATCAACCAAATCATTTATTTGACTTGTTGGATTATCATTAGAGTCAATTATTCCTCTTGCTCTTTGAAGAATTTTACTATCTATTATTTCTTTTAAAGATTCTTCCTTGTTATTCTTTTTTGCTAATATCTTTCTTAATTCATCAGAACTTTTATTCATCTTTTTTGCATTGTCAATTTTTCTTTTCCAAAAATCATCTAGTTCCGCTTGTGTTCCTTCTTTCTTTAATCCTGTTCCCTTTGGTGGTAATTCTCCATCACCATGAGTAGCTTTTCGTTCGTCATCAGTCTTTGGTTTGCCATTTCGTGGAACACCATCTGTTCCCATTCCTTCTTTTAAAGACTCACTTTTAATTATATATCCTTTCGCTTTTAATCTATTAATAATGGATGCTTTTGATTCATCAGTTGTATATGTATTGCCATCATACTTTACTATATATTTAGACTTTCCATCACTCATTATTCTTTTATCCTTTGATATCGTTGCTATACTTTCTCTCAAAGATTCTTGTTTTAATTCACTTCCTTTAAACCAACCAATCAATCCTGTTTGTGGTTGTGAAGTAACTCTAAACTTATCATCTTGTACTTGATAAATATAACCTTTCTTTCCATCAGGTGTAATTACTTTATCTCCAGCTTTGAATGCTTCTCTCAAAGATTCTTCTCCAATTTGAGCTCCAGCTTCCATTGATTGTAATATAGTATAATAATCAGGAATTTCTGCCAGATGATCTCTAGCAATTTTTTCTGCAACTGCTGGATCTTCTGTGTGTTCCTTTTCTAATTCTATTCCCATTGCCAATTCGCTGTCAAAAGATTCTTTAAAATTTTGTACTATATATAATACGCCTTTTGGTGTAATAGTTTTTCCTTTTTCTATTCTCAACATTTGAGCAATATCTTCCGAACCCATTCCTGTTAAGAATAAATCAACCATCCATTTTTCATCAGATTTAGTTAATGCACTCTCATAATAATTAGACTTTGATTCAGCCATTGCTTTAAACATTTCTTTTAAATCTTTTTCGTTTTGAATAACAGATTCAGCTTTAACAACATATGTATTTCCACCAACAACTATTTTATCCTTACTTCCTTCTAATGCTATTTCATAAGTACCTTCATTTGGTACAACTTTCACAACAGTTCCAAAATCATTTGAATGAACCCCACTTCCAATTCTAACTCTATCCCCTATACAAATAACCGATGGGTTATCGTTAAAAGCTTCTTGCTTTGGTTCATCTTTTGTTATTGTATCAAGAAAATCTAATTTCTCTTCGTCGGCAACTTCTTGCTTTACTTTGTCTACAGTAACATCCAAGTTTTCTACAACATATGTATCATCCTTTTTTGTGATTGCTACTTCTTTTTTAACCTCAACTTCTTCTTCGTCAACAGATTCTGAACCTAATTTCTTATATATAGCATCTTGTTGACTTGTACTTAAATTATCCCAATGTTGGTTGTACATTTTCTTAGCTAAATACTGTGTGTCTTGGTCTGAAGGCCCATTAACTCCTTCTCTAAATGATTCTTTCCCTGCGTCTTTTACTTTCTCTTCTTCTTGCCCTTTTAATAATGCTAACTTCGCTTGTAGTTCAGCTTTCTTGTTTAACCAAGAATTGTAAGCATCGCTCTTAATATCAATAAGCTTTAATATATCATCAATCTTATTTACTTCATCTTGTACTTCAAGTTGCTTATCTACAGCGCCATTTAATATTTCTTTCAAACTAATTGTCTTCATTTTAATCTCCCCTATTTATTCCTGAACAATATAAACCTATGTTCTGCTAGCAACTTTATAAAGTCTACTAATATATAATATGTGGCACCAGAAGCAAAGATATTAATTACTGTTAAATTAAAATTAAGTAAGAGGTGTAATACTAAGTTAATTAATACCCCGTAAAATACGACAAATCCAATACATTCCTTAATGAAATCTTCATTACTACCTTTTAAGAATATTTTAAATTTGCTTGCTCCTAATTTACATTTTTTGTATAGAATTTCTATCAACTGAAAATGTTCCCATACACTCATAATACCACTATTTATATATAATTTTTTATCATACTTAAATATAATTATTAAAAATTGACTCAAAACGTTAAATTTTTTAATTTTTTATCTACATCATTCATTTTTAAAAGTAAATGAACAAAAATACAATTATCACAATTTCTTTTTTTTGCTGTACAAAAAGAACAATTAAATTCATTCATTTTTATTCACCATGTATCCTTGCAAATACTTAACACACTTTACACACACTAATTTATTCATAGATTTAAAATCTAACCAATTATAAGTCGATTGAATATTAAGAATTTCTTCTGATAAAATATCTTTAACAACTAACCTTGGTAAATATTTCATTAATTCCATTTGTAAAGGATTCCCTTCTTCTTGAACCAATTTATTAATTGATTTATAAACTCGTGCTTGTGTACAAAACTCATCAACAATCTTTTGAGTATCACTATTAGGTTTTTTTATTCCACCAAACGTAGCTCGATTATCTTCTTTAAATTGTTCACAAACAACCTTAGCAAACAATTGATAATTACCTTGCTGTGACTTACGAGAATAATTTTTCAAAACAATTCCTTCAGCTTTACCATCATAATACTTAGATTCAGGAATTAAATCGAAAACATTTTCTT